TTATAAGGCCAGGCCAGTCGTCACCCCCGCTGAAAAGGGGGGGCCCCGTCAGTCCAGATCGTTGCTTCATCCGTTACAAACTCCCACAGTAACCCCCAAGTAACAAGGTGCGCTAGTCGCGCTAACCTCTAAGGGAAGGAAGGAAGGAAGAGAAGGAAGGAAGAGAAGGTGCGCTAGTCGCGCAACACCTCTAAGAGAAGGAAGGGAAGGTAGGACGCTGATGCTGTTGAGTCAGCTTATGTGCACCAATGTTCCTGGGGAAATAAATATTGTCTCTAGTCCCCCTGCGCTGGGCAAGTTACGTCTCATGATCGATCGGTCGGGCGTCCGAGCAGGCTCTCGTGAATGGAGCCTAAAGTCTCCACCCTTACGGGCTTCGATCCTTGACGCATACGATCCTTCAGATCGTGCAGTCTTCGAACTGCGGTCGACCAACGGCTAACCGCCCCGTTGGATCAGGCTATACGCGAAAGCTCCACCACTTGGAAGATGCGGCGCTGACGCGCTGTCCGCATTCCAAGATCCAATATGCGCGCTGGGCGGGTCTGCGGATTCTCCACGGTGAGCAACATTACACCGGAGCCTCCCTTCGGTAGTCTCTACGCTTCATGTTGCTCATCATGGAGAACCTTGCCAGCCACCCAGGTGCGCTCTCTCACGACACACACACACACACATGAACCCCCGTGCGGATTATCCCTCCTGGTGGCACACTGTTAAATGCGTCGTCAACCCCACTCGCCCAAAAGCTCGGGGGTCGGAAGGTGCCTTATGACGCTACATCACAGGAACCTGTCGCAGCGTCATGGTGTCTCGCGCCAAGACGCACCTTCAGTGTTTGTGATACCATGACGCAGCACCAGAACCCTGTGACGTTGCATCATACCAGGAGTAATCGCGACCACGCTCATACTCCTTAGGACGCTCTGCTCACATTCCTTGACGATTCCTCGTCGCGCGCGGGCGCTCCTTGCGCGATTTAACATGTGAGGGCAGACGTGACAATCAGCACAGAGTTCCATGTGCGTTGTATATGTCAACCAAAACAGGAGGCCATCATGGCTATTTATAACTATACTGACACTGCGGCAACTAAGATCAACAATAACCTGAGTCTGGAGCAAGCAAAGGCTCTTATTCGATTCATCACCAAGCACGGTGGAGAGGAGGCCAGCTACAGCACGATTCGCCACATAAACGACGAGCTTCGTGCCATGGTTGTCGAAGCATATACCGCCATTCAGAATGATGCCGAGCATTACCTCAAGTATCTCAAGTTCGACGAGCCAGTTGAGTACACAGTTCAGATATCGCAGGACGACGCGGAGTCGATGCGAGACGAGCTTGCCGAGCAGAAGATGGTAGTTGATCTCGAGGCGGCTAACCTCAACGCCGAGCTCGAGGACGAAATACCGTTTTAAGTAATTACCAACTGCGGAGGGCCTCGGCTCTCCGCTTCAACCAACCAGAAGGAAGCAACAATGCCGAATCCATTTAAGAAAACTCAACCCGTCGAAGAGCCATACGCGGTCTATACGAACGACCGTAGGGGTTGGGAGTGGCGTATCCTCGCTACCCGTAAGATGCCAGAAAATGAGGGCTCGCCCTTCGCTATCTGGAACGTCGCCGCCAAGTCCCCATACACTCACGGCAGTTTCGATCGGGGCGACACATACAAATCAGAGATACTACAGAATGGTGTCTTAACTCAAGCAACCGCAGAATGGAGAAAGTACTATGGATAACGTCAATCAGCTCGCCGATCTCATCATGGCCATCATTCAGGACAAGGTGGACGAACGTATCGAACAGAGGGTCGCTGACATGTCAGACAGCGTCGCCGAGTTTGATATCCAAGATTACCGTCAGGATATAGCTGAAATGATCGAGGAAGACGTCGACTTCGGTGAGAAAGTTCAGGAAGCGCTGGGCGAATTGAGCTTCACCACCACGATAGACTAAGCTAACTGCGGGGGCTGATCGGTCCCCGCATCACCTCAACTAAGGAGCATCAACATGAAGAACGGAATCATATACAACGGGCCAAGCCTCTTGGATGGTAAACCGATTGTCGTTATCGCCACATACTCTGACCGGAACACCAAGACCGGCAAGGTATTGCAGACCTACATCATACGGTCAGACATCTCGCCACTCGAGGCAAGCAAGTCCGGTGAAGACTTCAGCATCTGCGGAGACTGCAAGTTTCGTGGAACTCCAACCACGGACCCAGTTCGTAAGCAAGCGGTCAAGCGAGACTGCTACGTCAACCTGGGCCAAGGTCCAACCATCGTCTACAAAGCCTACAAGCGTGGGGTCTACCCCGTGGCAAAAACCATCCAAGACTTGGGGGTTGACCGCATCGTTCGGATCGGAACCTACGGGGATCCAGCCGCCGCACCTGCATGGGTATGGGAACAACTGCTCAAGCAATGCAAGTCATGGCTGGCATACTCTCATCAGTCTGGGTGGCGTCCGGACATAGCGATGCAGAGTGCAGACACCATGGCCGAAGCAATCGAGCACTGGAAAGCTGGGCACCGCACGTTCAGAGTGATCGCAGACCTAGGTGAGTTGGATACCACCAAGGAAATACTTTGCCCCGCTTCAAAAGAGGCAGGACGTAGAGTTCAGTGTACAGCTTGTAAGTTGTGCAAAGGATCTAGCCCTGCCAAGTCAATCGCAATCGTTCAACATTAGGAGATGAACATGGAAGAAGACTATCCCGACAACTGGTACGAAGAAGATGACAACGGTGAGTCCAATGCAGACCGCTACATGGACGAGCTCGATCAAGAACCTTGGGAGTCAAAGACAGACTACTGCGACAGGATGGGGTTCGATATGTAATATGAGGGGAGCTTCGGCTCCTCTTTTTACTTCCTAAAAAAGGTGCGCTAGTCGCGCAATATTCCAAGAAAAAAGAAAAAGAATGGAGCGCCAAAGCGCACAGTGTTTGTGGGCCTCGTTCCTCGGCGAGGAGAATATCGGCGGCGGGCCGCAAGACCTAAAGAATATCGGCGGCGGGCCGCAAGATCGAGCGAAAACCAGCGAAAAAGGAGGGCACATCGGCGAAAACCTGCCCATGGGCCGCAGAACACCCACCTTCCGCCAAAGCTGGGCCCATTTCACCCCCAAATAAAAGTAGCTCACGGGTCGAGGACCTCTTTACTAAGTAAAAACTTGCGCCTCCTCTAGCACAATATGCCATGTGCCAAGCAATTTGATGAGGGGAGATGGATAGTGCGTTAGATTTAGTCACCTTGAGTTCGAGCCAGAAAGGTAGGCCGTCCCAGACAGCATGAACATCAGGAACTCCACCTCCATGTTTGTTTTCAATCCTTGTCGCGAAGCACTTTTTTGGCAGATTGTTTCGGATCGTGTTCCAAAAGTTTGCTTCCGGCCCCTTGCTCATCGGGTTTCTCCTTCGGTGTTATGTCAACCATAAATGCTTGTGGATATTTCTTTTGGAGATCAGCCAGCCGACCAACAATTTCATCTCTCGATAGTTGGTCAATGGTGTTGATGTTTTCTCGCCTGTCAATTGTCAAACCGCCCAGGGCGGAACGTATCTTCTCCGCATTGATAGCCGCCGAAAATTGCCCAGCCTCCTCTGCCCCAGTACTAAGTTGGTGCAGTCGTTCTAGCTGACCCAGCGTGGTGACGCCGTAGCGCCTCTCTCGTTCCGTTCTTAGGTCTTGGATGTACTCAAGGACATGAGGATACTCTCTGCCATTCAGGAGCTTTGACGCTTGGTTGTTTGCCACCTCATGTGAATAGCCAGCCTTACGCGCGCATTCCGCATTGGAGTATATCCCCTCGACTATGTAACGTGCAAAAGTTGTTTGCCTGTTAGTCAGTGTTCGACCGTGTTCTTCTTCGATCTTTTTTTTGACAGATGCCATCTGAACCTCATTGTTTTCTGGATACAAGTTATAGCACGGTGAGAACGGTTGCAACGGCAACAAGGGAGGGTTGGCATTCCAGTATAGGCATTATTCTCCCAAGGGGTGTTCTCAATGTTCTCAGGTGTTCTCAGATTGGGGCTGGTTTGAACTATAGTAAAAAGGAAGTGAGAACAGTGAGAACAGTGAGAACATCATATTCAAATGAAAAATAAAAATAAAAATAAAATCTGTGTAAAAAACGTCTATAGTGTTCTCACCGTCATCAGGGGAAACTGACCCATGGACCGTGACCCCTGCCAAAATAACATCCTACCCACACTTGACATACAAGTTACATGGTGATAACACACAAATACAAATTAATTTTCAACGAGGATTACCAGCATGTCAAAACAATCACCATTCAACGTGCCGTCCATTTGGATCGAGCTTCCAAAGGCAAAGACCTTTGAGGAGGCTGAACTCAACTGCGGAGAAGTTAACAAGTTACTTCGAGACATGGGCTTAAAGCATGCGCATTTTCAAGCATCCAATGAACAGCGGTACACCAACACATTTTACAATTACGTCACTGGGGCGGACGGTAGTTATGTTGAGCTTGAGGACTGTGGTCAGTGGTTCAGTGTGGGGGTTCTGAGAAGTTACCTCGAGCTATCTAAGAAAGAGGGAGAAGTATAATGCGTAAAGAATTAATCAAAGAAGATACATCGTTTCCAGCTTTTGACGTATGGCAAGGTAAGGAAGTATGGCTCGACTGCACTGATGACCTAGACATAGAATGTGTACATCACGCAGACTCGCCTATGAATTTGGCGCATGGAATGAATGGCCTTAATGCTTTGGTGATAGTAAATCAACCATCCCGTGATCTTGTTAATAGGTATATGTTGGTGGTGTCTGTGGACGTAGATGATTGGGAGGATGAAGTATAATGTCATATGTAATTGTATTCGATACCATGTGCGAGGGCTGGCAGTCTGCTGTCGATGAAAACGACAAGCCTGTTGTCTATGCCACTGAGGCAGAAGCAGAGGAAGAAATCAGATATGATTTTATGTCGTTGCGCTTCAACCAAATAGAAGCTGGACAAGAGCCTGACGAGGAGCCTGACGATTTCGTTGTGTCGCTCGAGGACTATATCAAAGGGCGTAAGTTTATCTGGACACCTTCTGGGTGCTACATTGAGGGGGAAGTATAATGCCAAACCATTGCGATCAACAGGTCACGATCAAAGGTCCACGGGCCTTGATCTCACAAATAGAAGAAAACCTTGAGGAGGGTCGGTTC